CAAAGATATTATTAAGTGCTTCATCTTTCTTAGAGACAGCAGGCTTAGAAACCGGCTCATCATCTTCTTCATCGAGGTTAGTAACATCCTGGATGCAGAAGAAGTGTTGATCGAGCATACGCTGAAGCTCAGCATAAGTCTTTGGTTTATTAAACTTACTAAGATCATGAGCTGCTTCATAAATAGCGTCAAGCTTTTTAGCATCAATACCTTCAAGCTTAGAAGGTGAAGTGAACTTAGAAGCCGAGTAAGTAACAAAGGCTCTACTACCACCCATACCTGTACGAGATTCACATTTGATCTTAAGGGAACAGCCTTCTGCAACGTCAAAGATCTTAACACCGAACTCATCAGCGTCATCACCGTCAATAGCAGCGTTAATAATCTTAGCTAACTCTTTACCGTAACGGATAACTTTAACCTTACCTTCGTTATCAGCATTAGTAGGATCTGTAATAACATATGCGTTAACAAACCAGTTCTCTTTACGAGTGATAGGCTTGATCTTCTCTTTCTCTTCAGCAGAGCCTGTATTATAGGTCTTAAGAACGAGCTGATCAATCGGGCACTGCTCTCCATAAGTCGAAGGACAGAGGGTAGTAACAAACTGGCCAGTGCAAAGACTATTCCAGGAGTGATGATAGTAATGATACATCGTCGACTTAGGATCAGTAACATTAGGTACCAAACGGACGACGTAAGTCTTACCAGGTTCAAATTTCATAATCTCTTTGTAAGAAGAATCCTTCTTATCAGTCAAAGAGGCCTTAATTTCGTTAAACATATTTTTCGTGAATGTCATAGTGTTATTATTATGGTTGATATTTTGCAGAGTTCAAGTTTTTATCTACAAAAAGTTTTAGGCGAATAAAAGCCTTTTCAAGAAAAGGTCTTAGTTCTTTGGAGTTCATATATCGTGTCCGATATTCTAGAAAATTAGTTCCAAAACGTCCTAGGAGGAACTCTCTTTCGTCTTTAGGCATTTCTTGTATTGTATGAAAGATATTAGGAAACTCCATTAAAACGTAGGGATTAATTTTATTATGTTTAATATGATAGGTCCAAATCGGTTCAATACTCTTTTCTCGAAAGTAAATGTAGTCATGGAGTTGAATACTGTTCTGTAAGCAGTAACGGACAAGAAATGATAGAGATTCTTTAACGTCTTCTTTCTGTGAATCCGGAGACTCTTGTAAAAGCTGCTGTTTATAGATTGTATATGTCTTAATAGCTCTTGGAGAAGCAAAATAAGAAAGATCGAAATACTGAACGTCAGTATATAGTTTATAAGGAGCTATAAAATAGGTATCCATATTAACATCAGGATACTTGGAAAAGAAAATAGCTAAGCGTTTAATAAAAAGATATTTCGGATCTTTATCAAAGTCAGTAAAGTCTTGTTTTAACCTAAAAGCCTTACCTCGAAGAGAACGAGAGACCGCTAAGTGTTTATTGTAAATACGACGTTCTAAATCGGTCACCTTTTTATTTTATAAAATATTTTTTTATTTACCACAAAAAAAACTATTTAGTTATAGATTTTTTAAATAAACGTTTAGTATTTTTTGACTTTAACAGTATGGGGTATAATTGTAAAAGCCCTAGTAGTGCAGCATATTCATTTTCAGCTTCTGTTACTTTTACAAAACAATCTCGTAATTTTTTATTTTGTAGAATTTGAATAAAAAGAGCGGTAGGGTTAATTTTTTTGTTATTAACGATTGATAGATAAGAGCCAAATTTATATACGTTGTGTATATATTCTTTTGTACAGATTTGTTTAATTGGGTCGCCTTGAACAACACAACTATTAAGAACTTTCTCGTTAAACATTTGTATGTAGAGTATTTACTACATACTATTCCATTAATCAAGGTTCCGGATCCTTTTTTTCTTCTGTTAATTTCGTAAGGGTATTTTCAGCTTCTTGTACGGCTTGTTGAGTATTTTCTTGAGCAAAATGATCTGGATTAACTTCTGTTAATGTTAACGTTTCGTATTTAACTTTGAAGGTACAGTGACCGTAATTAACACCGAACCGGTTTTTCTGCATACCAAGGTGAATGAGTCCAAGTTCTTTATCTTCTTCTTCCTGCCAAAGAGAGCAAATAACGTCACAAGTGGCAGCAAGGCCAATACTTTCAGATATGCCCTCCATCCCGGGCGATGCTGTGTTGAATGCTCCACGATTTAACTGTGATGCCGTAACAAACGGTATACCATATTTAAACGAAAGAGCTCTCAATTGTTCAGCTATTTCTTTAACTTCAGCATACGAGTTTAAGTTCTTAGATGTTGGTTTAAGAAGATTGATATAGTCAATTACTACAACTTCTGGTACAAAGCCTTTATGTTTTAATTTTCCAATATAACCATCAACATGACGAACTGTAATAGTTTTAGGGGCGTACTCTTTTACTACAAGCTTAGAATCAAGTTGTTTACGTAGATGACCAATCTGTTGTTTGAGCTCATCTGTATAAATCTTAAGATCGTTATGAGGTATTTGAGTAAGCTGGGTACTAATACGTTTAGAATACATGAACTCTGACATCTCAAGAGAAATAAGCAAAGTGTTCTTACCCTTCATTACCATATTAGTGGCTAGGTTACCTAAAAAGATACTCTTACCGACGTTTACTTGACCGACAAGACAGGTTAGAGTTTTAGGAAATAAACCACCTTCAAGTCTTTCATCTAAGAACTTCCACCCGGTAGGAATAGGATTGTAGATCTTAGTAAGTTCTTTAATGTGTTCGTCGATGTCTTCGAAATACCATGAACCAATATCTTCAGATAAAGTTATGTTATAAGCCTTTTCAAACTCTTTTAATGTCTCAGCAGGATCAGTTTTACCCTGGGCATACTTTTCAGCGGTCTCAACAATAGTCTTATACAAACATCTCTCTTGTAAGAATCTCTCAGTATTATTGATTAGTTCTTCTTTATTAAACTTTGTATCAAGCTCTTTAAACTTAATAGCTACTTCGTTAAAAGCCTTCTTTTCTTCTTCAGAAGTTAGACGAGCTTTTAACTCAGTAGTCGTAGGACAAAGACCTCTTTCATTAAAAAAAGAAACAATAGACTTAAAAATAGTCTTAATGTTCTTATCACTAAAGTACTCCGGGTCGGTGTACTCAATGATCGACGAGAGGTACTCTTGACTCAGTAAGGAGTTAAAGAGGATTATATTCTCGTAATAGTCAAGATCGAGCTTAGAAGACATCAATCAATGTTATCGACTTCTTCTTCAATATCAACTGATGACTCTGAGCTACCGTAACAGAGTTTATCTTGAAGAACCTCTTCGAGCTTAGGCATAATTTTACCCCAGAACTCAGAGTTCTTTTCAAGATCCTTACGATAACCTAACGACTCATCGTTGAACATTACAGTGCGGCCTGGCTTTTGAATAACCTGAAACGCTTCTGCAATTTCAAAGAGACCGGCGTGTTTATCTAAACCAGATTTAAAGTTAAGATAAAGCTCGGTCTTAAGGTAGTTAGGTACAAAACGGTTCTTAATCGTAAGAGCGCCTAATGTGACACCTGAAATATTATGAGCAATAGCAATTGACTCTTCATTAGGGTTATCAGATACCTTTTCGTTCTTAGTGCTCAACTGAACCAATACAGATGCGAGGTAGATTGGTCCTTTACCACCTGATTGTGTCTTAACCAGAGTCGGAAACATTTCCATTGAATCATAAACGTGATTCGAAAATAGAATCGGTACACGGGCTTTAGCGGCTTTGTAGGTAAGAACGCGCATCATTGACTTAATAGCCTTAGCTCTTTGTCCAACATCAGAAGCGTCTTTACCAGAAGCAGAATCTCGGATTTCTTTAGCAGAAGCCAGGTTACCTAATGAGTCAATTGAAACAATAAACTTTAAGTCGGGATTATCAGCTTTAATGACATTATCTAAGAACGCACAAATCTGGTTACGACAATCTTCAATTGTCTCGACCGGGTAGTACTTAGTCTTAGCGGGGTCCATGCCAACGGCAGCAGCACCCTTCTTATCAACAGCGACCTCAGAATCCCAAATTACAGCAATATATCCCTTCTTCTGGGCATTAGCCATAATCTTATTCATGATAAGGGTTTTGCCTGCCATCGAGGGACCTGAAAAGCCGGTGATACGGCCTACAGGAATACCTTTATACATAGAACCGGAAATGATTGCATTGAGGGCATAAGAGCCTGTATCAATCCAATCATCTGCGGTTGATAGAGTAGAAGCCTCTAAGATTGCTGCATCGGGGTTAAGGTCATCAACAGATTTAAAAATATCTTTGAGACCGGCCAAGGGATCGTCTTTTTTTGCCATATCTCTATTGTGCAGGAATCTTAGAGGAATGCAACTTACTATTCGTCAAAAAGTTTAATAACTTCTGTTTGTTTGCTTGTATTTTGTTGAGCAGGCGGAGGTTGAACCGGTGGTGCGCTAAATAGCTGAGCATATTGTGCTTGAAGTTTGAAATCAAATGCAACATCTTCACTCTCTGTAATAAGAGCTCGATGATACTTCCATTTAGTGGATTCGGCCTTATCAGCTAAAAACTCTTTAAAGAATATTGGAAGAATTTGAAGGGATAATTGCCCTGTCTGTGCGTTAGGCTGAATATGTACAACTGCGGGATTTTTTACTACTAAAATTGTATCAGTTGTTTCTTCTTTAACTTTTTCTCCAATTAGAAGTCTGCCGATAGTGTCAAAAAAAACTATAAGATTATTGTTTGTTTCCATATTTATATAATATATTATTTTTTAAAAAATAAATTGCAACTTCTGTTATTGTCCCATTGCCTTTTTAGTGTAGTATTTTGGGTTAATAAGAACAGGCGGTAATAAATCGAACGAAGTAGCGCGACAAGGGTTAATGTCTAATGAACCGCGGCGCGAGTACAATAGGGTTACACAGCAAGATTCAACCTCCGGGCACTTCATAATTTCTGTGTAAAGCTTTTCGGCACAGAACTCGTGAAACTCATTAACCTCTCTTAATGAGACAATCTGCTTAAAAAGAGTTTCAGGCTTAACAACTGAGTTTAATGTATTAATAGAAATATAAGCAGCACCTGTGTCTTTCTGCTTTGTATGACGGCACCGGGAGCGTAATGCATTAGTGAAGAATTTATTTGCATAAAGTGCCTTATTGTCTTTAACGCTATAACCGTACCCTGAATAATTTACAGTTTCAAATTCTAGGTGATTTTTTTCGGCGTTGTAATCAGTAATTTCAATGCTTTCGAGATCTTTGCCTAAAAAGGATTGAAGATCAATATAACCAACCATAGGGAAGATTTCATTAATTTCGTCTCCTGATTTAAAGAACTTAACATCAACAGAAGTTTCCAGAGCTTGTTCTAGATCTGTCTTAACTTGTAATTCGTAGTTTTCAATAGCTGATTCTAAAGACTGACCCATCTTACACATATCAAAGGTGTTAAGATATAGTTTGGCAGACTTCGACTCAACCATATATTTTGAATCTGAGGAATAGATGTATTTTAAAGTACCAGCAACAGGTGCACCGCTATTAAGAAGAAACGTAGCTTCATGACAGTGCCAGGTATCATAACCAACAAATTCATCACCTTTAATACTCCAACCCTCTCGGGCAAGTTTTCGAGGCATTGGGTTAAGAAGTGAGGCGTCAAAGCGATCCGTATAAACAGCATAAGAGGCTGAAGAGCCTAGAGACTTTGAAGCAATATCGTTTAGGTTTGTTGTACTCATTGTTTTAAATATTTTTCTATCGTCTTCATTCTCTGCTCAACAGAGCCTTTGAGACGAACTATTTTTTCTTTATTCTTCGGAGAAATCTTGTATGTAATCAAATCTTCGAAAAGAACAATTATATCATCTCTGAACTTAAAATCCACAGAACGTTCACCATCATCAACTAATTTTACATCCGACGGATCAGTATAGAAAACATAATCAAGTTTATCAAACAGTAAATTAAACACACTATTAAAAGCATGTAAAACATCTTCTTTTACTTTACCCTGCTGTACCTGATATTTTGTATAGACATAACCGTCTAAGATACAACGATCCAGCATTAAATTTTCATCTAGCTTAAGATGATTCTTAATATGTTCAGCTAAAATATACAATTGAGTTTCTGTACCACCAATCTCATTAATCTTGACGTCATAAGTCCGACGAACGTAACGAGTAACCTCATCTACAAATTTATAATCTTTATAGATTTCTTTACACTTATTCAGTAATGTAGTCTTACCAGTACTCTGCGCACCTGTAAACGAAACTCTCATAACACTCTATATTACACTCTATTTTCTAAAAAGCTACACCAAAGTTCTGTAGCTTTAGAATGTGTTAGTTTAAACACCATATCTAAGTCAAAGCCACGAACATCAAATTGATTTTTAGCTAAGATTTTACCGGCATCTAATTCAGCAATACACTCATGAATAACGTTGCCAGAATACTTTGCTTTATCTTCAAAAATTCGAACTTGAGGATCTTTACCTTTATACTTGTCATATCCCTCTAAATGTATAGGTGCAGGATGTAAATTATAAATCTCAAATTCTTGGCAAATCTCCGGGGGTATAATTCTTAACCAACCATGAAGTGTAACAAAAGCATTTTTAGGAATAACCTGTCTGTATTCTTCTACGGATGGTTTTTTAGGTAACCAGGTAATTTTATCCCCGTACTCAAAGAATAGATCTTCGTTAATTTCTAAAATTTTATCTTTAGATTTATTAGTTACAATGACATCAGGTACCCGGTTAATCTTTTTAGAGATTTTATAAATCTCAGAACCGGTCTGACTAAAGAACGTAACCCAGGGCTGTGTTATCGGCATAGGTTCCTAAACTGAGTAATATTCCAGAACGAGTCGTAAATTTGCTGTGCAGTCAATTCAGCATCAATAAAGTCGACAAGCTTCACTGACCATTTTTCTGACAGTCCGTATTCTGGTTCGTATTTTTTACCCAAAATGCCTGCCACAATTGGATTTGAAGTATCCACAGTTTCAATATATTCACTGAGGTAATTATCAGCATAAAGTGCAAATTCCCAGGGTAATGATGCACCTAAGAGATGGTGAGGTTTATCAACATCAAGCACGTCATCGTCGTAGAGATCGTCAAGAAGTTTAACGCGGCCAACAGCATATTTGAGCCATTTGTTATCTTCCTGCTTCTTAACAAAGCCGGGAACATTAATCTGAGACCAATCACAATTTTCTAGATAATATGAGTAGTCAAAAGAAATAGCTACTTTATCAACCTTCGGTGCTACAAAGCGATAGCAGTCAACAATATCTTGATATGTCTTACCTTGAACAACGCCGATTTTACGGCCAGGTAGATCAGAATACTTTGATAAGAAGTTATCCATTGACATACAAGTGCCGGCAGTATCTTCTAGTACATCAGGAATAACGTACTCAAAAGGTTTAAGTTCTTTAACCCAATAAGCAAACTGATCAGGATCAAAAGATGTTCCGAGCTCAAAGATAGAATTGTCTAAAAGTACTCTACGACCATATTCTACAGACTTAAAATAAAAATCTTTATATGCCTGGTTCTCAGGTAGGAGGTGTACCAAGCAATAATCATAATCATTATAGCCCCAAGAGTATGGAAGCAACGATACAGGTGTTTCGTGTGATATAAGCATAGTTGTAATAATAAATCAATCTCCAAATAAATCAAATAAATCTGTTTGTACCTCTTTACCAATTACAGGAATTCTCCACCCAATAGCTTCATAAACAGCCTCAATTGGCGGTACAACAATCTTACCAAACATTTTATCGTAATCGATTTTAATCTCGTGAAATTCTTTTGGATACTCACCAGCAAACGCTACTGCATCTAACCCATAGGGGTTTTTCATCGCATAAAAATATTTGATCTTCTGCCCTGAATTAATCTGCTCGTATTTGGTCTGTATACCCATTTTTTCGAGAAGGAAGTTGTAAGCTAATGCCGCCTTAACGTGACAGGGTGTACCGAGGTTAAACTTATGAAGTGAGGCTCCCCCTGAATATTTCTCAAGTTCTTTTACAGCTTTACGAAAGGCTGCTTCTGATACATCAAGATTTTTAAAATGGTCGTAAGCTTCCCGGAACACCTCATTAGTCTTTTTAACATCCTTCGATAAAAAGGCCGTATCAATAGTTTTCTTAATCAGAGCTTTAACTTCCTTAGGGGTTGTTGATCGAGCCAGTTCGACACCTACATACTTAAACTTATTAGTAGGAACACCTTCTTCATCTAAAATATGAATGATATAGCGTTTCTTCATTAAGAATGAGCCTACATCAGCAATAGCTTCTCGTTTAAAAACAAATCGAGGATCTGTAGAGTTAAGGTCAGTTTTAGCCCAGTTAATAATCTCAGTATTGAGATGCTTTTCCATGGCGTTAATAATCTTATGAGCCTCCGGGGTAATAGAACCGTCTTTTACAAGGGGTAAATTAAGCTTATTGAGAATAGGTTGAATTGTGGTATAGAGTGAGTCGGTATCACCGGCAATAATAAGCGATTCAGTAATACCAAACTTCTCTTTAGCCCAGGCATCTACAATAGCACCACCAGCCTTAGCAACAGCTTGACCGGTCAGAGTAATTGACGAGGCGTTATCAATATCCATGAACGCGGAATGCTTATTAGCGAACGTTCCGTAGATAGAGTTAAGAAGAATCTTAAGCGTGTATTGTAGTGTATCAAAGTATTGAATCTTACCGACAGTCTCTTTGTCCTTCTGCTTAGTCTTCTTAAGCTGTATCATCTCATTACGAGCATACACCCGCTCTTCGTAGATACTATTAATCAAGTTAGGACAGACACCTTTAAACTTCTGAGAATATAGGACACCAGCTTTCGATAGAGCAACGTTTTCGTCTTTTAAGAACTTCTTAAGCTTAGCTACGGTAACTTTAAACATTCCTCCAGACTCGAGCTTGATCTCAACCTCTTTATCGTACTCTGGGTCACCGGTTACAATTTTACCAAGTTTGGTCTCAGACCCAATATTAAGAGTGATAATGGTGTTCGGGTATAGAGAGTTAACGTCAAAGGACACGATAGCTTCTTTAAGACCTCTTTCCGGGTCACGGACATAACCTCCTTCAAGAGATTCTCTCTCTACATCGTTCTTAAAGGTAGGAATGACATAGCCCTGTTTCTGTGCCTGAAGAGTCATAGCACCAGTTACAATTGATACCTTACCTAAGGCTCTTTCAAAGTTTGTACAGCCTTTATACGATAGAAGACGAATGATTTTGAGATAGTTAAGCTTCTCTTCGAGTTTACGAAGTAGGTCAACGTCTTGAATGTTATAATCTACAAAGTTTTCCCAGTCTGTTTCAGATAGAGAGGAAAGGTTAGTGGCGTTAATAGCAAGTTTACCTTCACCGAGTTCATATTCACAAATATAGTTCAAAGAGAACGACTCTCTATCACCCTTTGAGTAAGTCTTATAGATTTCCATGTAATCTAAACAGCTAACTCCAGAGATGTACCATCTACCCATTTCTTTACCAAACTTGGCAAAATTTTCTCTATAATGAACCTGACCAACGGGTGAAAGTTGACGAATAAAATCTTCCCCAAGTAAGTTCTTAGCTCGATTAATAATGTAAGGTACATCGAATTGCTCGGTATTCCAGCCGGTTAAAATATCAGGAGGGTCTTTTTTCCAAAAGTTAACAAACCTTTCGAACAATTCACCTTCTGTCTTACAGCAATAGTAAGTAACGTTGTCAAGCTTTGGTTTGTAGTCTTCTCTGAGACCCCAAGTATGAATTTTACCACTAAGAGTATCTAATACTGTAATAAGGTTAACAGGGTCTTTGGCATACTTCGGAATAGGGAATGCACCAGGTGAGTATGTTTCGATATCGATAAAATAAACCTTAAGAGGGAACTGACTGAACTCAGGTTTATGAACTTCCTCTTTGAATCTATCTACTAAGAACTGCTGATCGACAGGAAGATTACCGAACAATCTTGGGTTTTTAGTTTCTTGAACAAATTTAGTACGCTCAAATGTATTTTTAAAGTAGTGTCTTTTAAGAGGTGTTTTAAAAATAGAGGTAGC